AGTGAAGATTCGAAAATAATCTTCGTGTCTGGCCCTGCGGGAAGCTCAAAGACTTACATGTCCTTATATGGCATGTTGAAACTTATGGAGGAGGATTTTAGCAAGGATATTTTGTATGTTCGAAGTATTGCTGAGAGTGCAGATAGGGGATTAGGCAGTTTACCCGGAGATATCACAGAGAAGTTTGACCCATTCCTTGGTCCTCTCTATGATAAAATGGAAGAAATCGTCGCTCCCGGCGATGCTACCTTCTTAAAACAGAAAGGAAAGATATCTGCAGTGCCAATAAACTTTCTACGAGGGGCTAGTTGGCAAAATAAGTTGGTTTTTGCTGATGAAGCGCAGAACTTCACCTTAAAAGAGTTAACTACTTTGATTACTCGTATAGGAGAAGACAGTAAAATAATCATAGGTGGCGACTTTTTCCAAAGTGATATCAACGGAAAGAGCGGTTTTAATCCAATGTTCAACAAATTCGATGATAATGAGTCAGAAGATATGGGAATTCATACATTCAGCTTCAATGAGAGCGATATTGTGCGTAGTAAAATACTAAAATTCATTATTAAGAAGTTGGAAAGTGGAAATTAGTGTAATTATTTATTAATTTTGATATAATTGTAAGATGAATCACATTTTTTGTTTTAATTGTGGAGTTAAGATTGAATATAATTTTGCTAAACCTAATTTTTGCTCTAAATGCGGGGCTGGTTTTGGAGGAGAGCAACAATCTAAAGCGGCTGTGGAGGAGGCTCCCCGCCAAAATAAGGCGTCAGTAGTTTCAGACGACGAAACTGACGCAGAATCTGTACCTCAGCTGCGTAAACTGGATGTGGAGATTGAAAAAGCTAAAACTTTTACTATTGGTTCGTTAGCTGGGCAGAATACACCGCCTGACTACAAGGGGAATGGATCTTATAATTTAGATGATTTCACTTCCAATCCTTAATGTCAGAAAAAAAGAAATATGAAGACTTCCAAGACCTCATAGATCGTGCAGTTAAGAAGCAGAAGTCGAGATGGCGTTTAGAGGCTATCAAGTGGTTTGACTTTGAGGATGTCGAACAAGTAGTAAAATCACACATTGCCCAAAAGTGGCACATGTGGGACCAGTCACGGCCATTGGAGCCGTGGCTTAGTCGTGTTATAACTAATAGGATGTGGAATCTTATAAGGAATCATTATGGTTCTTATATAAAACCTTGTTCCACATGCATTCATGCGAGGGATGAGTCGTGTGCTAAAACATTGAGTGGTAACCAAGATATTTCGTGTAAAGACTATGCTAAGTGGTCGAAAAAGAAGAAGTTTGGTTTGGAGTTAAGGACCGCATCAAGTTTAGATGATGCTGATCATGTTATAAATATTAAGTGTGATGCTTATTTTAATTATGATGCAGATGTGAGTAAGCTTAATGAAAAAATGCGTAAAAAACTTGGTGAAAAGCATTATGGAGCATATTATATGTTATATTTCGAGGATTGTTCAGAAGAAGATGTAGCCAAGTATATGGGGTATAAATTGTCTGATACTAATCGTAAGATTGGCTACAGACAGGTAAAGAACCTTAAATGTAAATTTCAAAAAATTGCACTGAAGATTTTAAAAGAAGAAAGGGAAGAATGATGAATTTAACAGATGATCAAAAAGAGTATATAAAAAAGAATGTGAACAAAGTCACAAATTTAAATGAACTCACCCAAAAATGTTTTAGGGATGATGATTTAGATGGTCGGACGAAGGAGGGTAGGGCTGTTCGTAAATATCTAATAGAGAATAATATTGATTATAAAACAACACGCCGAAAGCCCCAAGACAAAATTGAATTGAACGATTCTCAAAAAGAATTCATTATGCAGCAAGCTCAGGAGGGGATGTCGTCGTTGGAGATCGCCAAGCTTATATTCCCAGAAAAAAGAGTAAAGCCACTAAGTAATGAGCAGAGAACGGTCTTAGCCCACATTAACGAGGTCAATCCAGATTTCGTACCATCACAAGACTCTGCTGCTGTAACTGATTATGTTCCCCCAAAAAGTTTAAGTCGTGTAGTTAAGAAAATCAATGATTCTACAGGATTAGGTTTGGATGATAGTAAATTAAATAGGCAAAAGCAAATCTGTATAGAAAAGCTCCAAATCAATCTATCCAATAGTAGATTTTTAAAAATCATCAATAATTATCTTAATAAGGGAGACAGGGAGTTATTCGAACAGGAATTCATTCGTTTGAGTTGGGATAAGCCCGATTTAACTGCAGACGAAATTAACTTATACCTGAACGTGTGCAAAGAGGTCATTAACTTAGAAGTTGTCTCGGCTCACTTAAATAAGCTTAATGAGATGTTTGACGTTGCTGATGACCAGACCGAAATGACCGTGCGTCTTGCGGAGATTATCAAAGCTAAATCACAAGAGTATCATCAATGTGAGACCCGAATTGAGAACTTAACAAAGAAGCTTCAAGGAGACCGGGCTGAACGCATGAAGAAGAACCAGAAGGACAACGCATCGTTTTTGGCCATCGTCCAGATGTTTCAAGAAGAGGAAGAGCGGAAAAATATGGTTCGCATGGCAGAAATGCAAAAAAAGCTAATTAAAGAAGAGGCTGAGCGGATGGAGGGTATGGCAGAGTGGAAGGCGAGAATATTAGGTATTAATCAAGACGATGCAATTTGAATGTAAAGAGTGTGGAAAGGCGTTTGATACGCAACGTGGTCTGCATATGCACATCAAGAAGCACGATATGCTGCTTGGTGACTACTATGTCAAACATTATCCACGTTTCGATAGGCTGACTGAGAAACCTATCGAATTCAAAGACGCAAAGCGGTACTTCTCTACAGATTTCAACACAACCAGAAACATGAACCTCTGGTTTGAGAAAGCGCCTAAAGATGAAGTAAAAAAATATATTTTGGAGAAATTCAAAAAAAGAATAGAAAACAAAAACCTCAAACACGCTCCATCGAGCCTGTATTTGAAGACGGGCGACTGGCCTACGCTAGAAGTCATAAAAAAGCTGTTCGGCGGTTACAACGCATTCTGTGAGCAAGTAGGGGTAAGTCCTGCGTATGGAAAGAATGTATGTAAAGAATTTTTTGAAGATTACAGCGACGAAGAGGTCTGGATAGACACAAGAGAGAATAAACCTTTAAATTTTAAAAAATCTATTGTTTTTAAGCTAGATTTTGGTGATTATACACTACCCCCAAAAAACTATACTCACACTCATGCAGAGAGGAAATCATTCCAAGATTTCGCTGCTACCGTGACAAATGGTTATGCTAGGTTTATTCGCGAGATAGAAAGATGTCAAAGTTTGGGGTGTTTCTTATTTATTGTTGTTGAGGCTGATTATAATAAAATTTATAAAACAAATAGTGCTGCTTATAAGAAATTCAATATGGGGTTTGTATTTAGCAGAATGAGATCCATTGAAGCACAATTTAGTGATTGTTGCCAATTTGTGTTTAGCGGATCTAGAGAAGGCAGTGAGGCGTTAATACCCAAGATCCTCTGCTGTGGCAAGAAGCTGTGGAATGTTGACTTGCAATATTTTTGGGAAAAAGAATTAGAAAAAAATGGCTTGGATAGAAGGCAATCAGAACCTTTACAGGAAGTTCAGAGAAGTAAACGAAGAGATACTTTCCAAAGAAGGTTACATCGAAGAAAGCGAGGCTAAGCTGCTTTTATATAAGTTCCTTAGAGAGAATCCATCTTTTACATCTGAATTGTTTACAGGTGTAAAGTTGTTTCCGTTTCAGCACATGGCTATTAAGTCTATGATGGAAACTGATTATTTTTTAGGGATATGGAGTCGAGGTATGAGTAAGTCATTCTCTACTGCTGTGTTTGCTATTCTCGACGCCATAATGAATCAAGGTGTACAGATTGGGATTATATCGAAATCATTTCGTCAGTCCAAGATGATATTCAAAAAGATTGAGGATATTGCAAAAAGCCCCAAAGCTGAATTCTTGTCTCAATGTATCACAAGGACATCAAAAATGAATGATGAGTGGGTTATGGAGATAGGCGCTAGCAGTATTAGAGCTTTACCTCTGGGAGACGGAGAAAAGTTGCGAGGCTTCCGATTCCAGAGAATGATCATAGATGAGCTTCTCCTGATGCCTGAAAAGATTTATAATGAGGTTATCATGCCATTCCTGTCTGTTGTTGAAAACCCTACAGAGAGGCAAGAGGTCTACGACCTTGAAACTAAGATGATCGAAGAGGGCGAAATGACGGAAGAAGAAAGAACCCGTTGGCCAAACAACAAAATTATTGGTTTATCATCGGCATCGTATAAATTTGAATATTTGTATAAGTTATATCAACAATATGAATCCTTAATAATTAATGAGAATAAACAAGATGGCGCTCATAGGGTTATTATGCATTTTAGTTATGATTGTGCGCCCCCACAACTATATGACCAAAATTTAATCAACCAATCTAAATCAACAATGAGTCAGTCTCAGTTTGATCGAGAGTTTGGAGCTGTGTTTACGGATGACAGCTCTGGATACTTCAAAGTCAGTAAAATGGCTGTATGTACTATTCCTGACGGGGAAGGGCAGTGTGTGGAAGTTATTGGTGAACCAAACTCTAAGTATATCCTCGCATTTGACCCTTCTTGGTCCGAGAGTGAAAGCTCAGACGATTTCGCTATACTTTTGATAAAGATCCACCCAGAGACGAGGAAAGGCGTTGTAGTGCATAGCTACGCCGTTTCTGGGTCGAACCTTCAAACACACATTAGGTACATGGCTTACCTGCTAACTAACTTTAATATTGAAATGGTTGTAGGTGACTACAATGGAGGTGTCCAGTTTCTCAGTGCGTGTAAAGAAAGTGGTATATTTAAAAAATTAAATTTAAAAATAGATACAGTTGAGGCTGATTTGGATAACCCAAAAGATTATGCTAAAGGTATTAGACAACTCAAGAGAACATTAGATAAGTCAAAGAGAAAATTTGTGTTTTTAAGAAAACCTAGTTCTACATGGATTCGTTTTGCTAATGAGAGTCTACAAGCGGCGTTTGACCACAAGAGGATTTACTTTGCTGGGGCAGCTATGGATGACAACTACAATATGCAAAGGAAAGCTAACATTCCTATTGAGAAGCTTAAGTTCTTCAGGAATCAAGATGCTGAAGAAAAGAATAAAGGGGCTAAGATGATTGATTTTGTAGAACACCAAAGAGATATGATGGATCTTATAAAAGTTCAATGCGCTTTGGTCCAAGTTACTACTTCCCCACAAGGCACACAAAGTTTTGATCTTCCACCTAACCTTCGTAAGCAGAGAGGCGCTGACAAAGCCCGGAAAGACTCTTATTCTGCTTTAGTATTAGGCAACTGGGGTATGAATGTATACTTCGATATGTTAGACGATCAGGGGTCTGATGTTACCGAAACATTTACCCCAATGTTTATTTCTTAACTTTTAAAAGTTAGAAAGTAACTTTTTGTGTAATATAATAGTGCAATGGCAAGGAAGTATACGAAACGATCAGATTACTGGAAAAAATTCAGTAAGAATAACAATTTGGAAGATTTAGCGATGAGCCAAGCTTCTGAAGAATCATATACCCCAGAATTATTGGGTGAATCATTTTATACGTCGGATGCTTCATATAGAAGTGTATCTGTAGCGCGTAACAACACTAAAGCTTCTGGTAATTCAGCAAGGATTAATCGTTCGGCAGTCAGGAACACTATAGACAGATTTTCTAGCATACGGAAGGGTATGCTTCCTTATGAGTATGCGTCTGATGGCGTAAACGTTCGTGAGGGTATTGAATTATGCCAAAAAGCTTATGCTAACGTTGCGGTTTTCAGAAACGCTGTAGACGTTATGTCTGAGTTCGCAAACACTGAAATTTACTTAGAGGGTGGGACTAAAAAGAGTCGAGAGTTCTTCCACCAGTTTTTTAAGAGGATTAATCTGCAAAATCTAAAAGATCAATATTTCCGTGAGTATTATCGTAGTGGTAATATCTTTATCTATAGATTTGACGGGGAATTCGAAGTTGAAGACTATGCTAGGCTTATGAATCAAGTTGGAGCTATTAACCCTTCAGCCAACAAGATTCCAGTCAAGTATGTGCTTTTAAACCCTTTCGATATCGTATCTAAAAGGGCTACGACATTTAATGTTGGGGCATATGAAAAAGTCTTGTCTGAGTATGAACTTTCTCGCCTACAAAACCCATCTACGGAAGAAGATCAGTTGATTTATGATTCTTTAGACCCTGAGATGAAGAAACTTATTAAAGATGGGTCATACTACACAGATGGAATCAAAATTGAATTA